ATCAATACGTACTGCGTTTGCTTCCAAGTCTTCAAGTCTTGCTTTTATTGAAGTTGCATTATTATTAATAACTGCAAAATTATCTCTAAACCCCTGTGAATCGTTATCTTGTCCGGGTACAGGGAATTCTGTATCCAAATCTGTGGTGTTTACTATATTACTTCCTGGTACGCTTGACATATTGTTATTCTCCTAGTACAGTATTTATCTTATCAAATGTTAAAGTCATAATTTGCGAAAACAATGTATTGTTCGTTACTGTTTCCTTGAGTACTATCTATTATGTATCTATCAATTTCAAAGTTAATTGAATTAAAATTAAAACTATTATTTTTTATATTTAAAAGGATATCTTGCGAAGTGCCTTCCTTACAATATGCAAGTACTACACACGGCACATACCCTAATGCTTCTATGTTATTTAGTTGTGGTGTTCTCATCCAAAGAGGTAAAAAATTATTATCAGTAACACCAACTTGTGAAATATTATCTCTCATATTAGTTAGGTTACTAATATGTTTTTTAGTTTGTTTATTGCCATCAATACTAATTGCATCACTATCAAGTTTTATTGTATTAGTTATTGGTCTAAATCTATTTGGTTCATTATTTTCAATTCCGGAACTATTATCATTTTCTTCATAACTAACATCATTTATAACACGTTTGTTATTTGTTTTTATGTTAATAGTTTTTTGGACAGTTCCGTTAGTTGCTTCTATTGGATCAATAATATCTACATACACAACCTCGTACACTGTATCTCTTGTTCCAGGTCTATAAGCTACTGCTGTTTTTACTTGACCAAATTTAAATTGTTTTTTCTTATGATTTTTTCCTGCTGCTGCAACAAAATTTTTCATTGCAACATTTTCAATTCCTGCATATACTAACATCTTTAAATCTTTTTGCAAACCAAATTCTGAATCGTTTGGTCTATATATTGATGAAGGTGTAAACACAATAGGATCACTAATAAAACTATTATATGTAAATTGTTGAGCAGCTCCGAGGAATGGCTTAACATAAAGATTACTAAATGTTAAATCATTAGGATCGTTTATTGATATTGTGAATGATTTAGTAGTTGCACTAAATCCAAACTGGTCTTCGGCTTGTGCTGTAAATGTATATGTTTTATCGATACTAGTAGTATTAGAATCAAATATTCCATCATTTGCATCAAACGTTGTTAATCCTGACACAGCAAATCCTTCGTACTCTTCCCATTTTGCTGTATCACTAATAAATTCTGCACTACTAGTGTGTGCAACTAAACATTTATATAATGTAGTATTAACTTTTACAATATCGTTAGCAACATAATCTCTAGATGTTTTCCAAAAACTTCTATATATGTTTTCTCCAAATTGTATTACCTTGCCAAAAACTTCACCATCAATTGATAATTTTAGTCCAGGTGGAAGTCTTCCAGCTGTTTTACTATATCGCACAACAGCATCAGGAACACTTGTAGTTGCTTCAATATTTAATGTACTTGTTAAATTTGCATTAATAGTACCCAGTGCTTTAATGCTTTGCCAAGTAATTCTTGAATCAACTTTACCTAACATTTTAACAGTAAACGTTTTGTCTTTGAATGCAGAATTAGTATCTACGGCAGCAGTTACTATTGTTTTTGTAAATGTTTCGTTTTGTCTTAAATATGCATCTAATGGTTTAGATAATGTAATTACATCATAACCTGGATTGCTATTATTGATTGCTGAAATTTTAAATATAGTGCCTTTAATATTAAATGTTTGATCTAATAACTGTTCTAAATTAGAAGTTTTTACTATTTTTAAATTATACGGTGCTGATGCTAATTTAGCTACACCATTACCTGACGTAGATCCTGAAGCTCTAAATTGTGTGCCAACTGTATTTGATGAAGCTCCAACTTCTGTATAGTCTGTATTTTCTACAGTTAAAATTTCATATAAAGAATTTCTTATTAATTTTGACGCTGGTGTTCTTGTTTGAGCAAAAGTTTCTTCAAATGTTGTAAAACTAATTTGTGCAGTATTTGTTGCCGGCCCTACATATCTCGTAGCTCGTACAGTAAATTTGTATTCTTTAGTAATATTAGGTTGATACGGAACTATGCCAGCTAATTCGCCACTACCAGGATCTAGTTCAAGTCCTGGCGGAATAATACTTTCAGAACCGTCTATATTAAAATCTTGAATAGTATAGTTTACAAAACCTACAATATCGCTACTATCAATGATATCCATATAGAGTGTAACATAATTATCAGCTCTTCGATATCCTAGATCTGCTGGAGTTAGCCATATCGGAGTTCGAATATGCGAGGCGTCTGCACCAAATAGTGTATTACCTGATTGCATAATAGTATTGTCTGCACGTAGGAAATCATCTCCCACAACAAATATTCTGAACAAACGCTTTTCAATAGTATCTCCGTCACTCACGCTTACACGGAATTGGTAGTTTCTATTTAATTTTTTAGGTGACTTAGTAGCAACACTTTTATCATAAAATTCTATATCATAGTAAAAACTATCATAGCCGTTTGCACTTCTTACACCAAAATCAAAAGGATACTCACCGTAAGCATTTGTATCATAATAACCATTGTTTGCAAGTGTATCAATTGCAAGGACAGGATCTACAACGCCAATAATTCTACCATCTCTAGTAAGTTGTATACCAGGTGGTAATTCTCCATCGCCACTAGCAACAAAGTATTCTAATGTTTGTCCTGCTTCAATATCATCATCATTTGCAATTAGTTGAAAATCTATAGGACTATTATCTAATATGTAAAATGTATCGTTATTACCAACTGGTAAAGAACCTGCACTAGTTTCCCATATTGGTTTGTCTGCACCACTAACACTTATTCTAAATGTTCGGTCGTCAATTTCGTTATCTTTAGTAGCACGTAAAACAAATTTAAATTCTGTTTGTCGAGCAACTTCAAAAGCAGTTCCTTGAATTTTTTGATCGGTGATTCTCATTCCTGGTGGAAGCGAACCGCTAATAACTTCTAAAGATGAACCAGCAGCTACATCTAAATCTATAGGCTGAAGACTATCGACTCGAGATTCTCCGTCTCGAGGTTCTCTAAGAGTTTTTCCTTCTTCGATTTCTCTAAGAAGTGTGTTGTTGGATACATTCCATAACGCCATACAAGAATTCCTTTATATAGCAATATTTATCGAAAAATTAGATGTTAATATCACCAAGATCTAAACTTACATTAACGTTATTACCGCCGATAGACCCAAAGTCTACACTAGTTGTAGCAAATAAAAAGTCATATAAATTTGTTACTGCTACAGGTGTAATACTACCAAAGTTCCAACTATTTTCACTTTCACGATAATAGTTAATATCTCGTACGTCAATGCCGTGTACATTTCCTGTAAGATTTCCGTTAAAATTTGCATTTACTGTTGTTGCGGTTACTATACCAACGCCACCTAAATTATTACCATTTGCGTCTAGGCCAGCAGCAAGTCTAGGTGCCGGATCATCTTCTAGTCTAGTTAAAGCACTAGAATTAATAGTAATAGTATTACCGTCTCGTGCAGTAGTAATTGATGTTCCGCCTGCTAGTGTAATGGTACTACCTTCGGTAATTGTTACACTACCAGCATCTGCAGCAATATCAAATTGTGTTACGCCAGCATTAACATCAAGTGTAAGCTCATTCGAATCTGAAGACAGTGTGATATTACTTCCTGCGACAAGCGATTTAAACTGTAACTCTGCGTTATTTTTATTTGAAAACAAACCTTCGCCAGCACCTAAATTAAGTACTGTAGTTGCTTCTGGTGTTCGATTATTTAGGTCATTAAAGTTATAAACAACTTTTTCAAATGCTTCTCTTAGATCATCTCCAGTTCCGTCATTTGCTACACTACCAAGATTTATTGTTTTAATCGTCATCTACTGTCTCCTATACTGTATTTATTACATACGTCCTACAACAACTTCAACAACACCTCTTTCATCTGTGTCTTTTGAACCTACTGCTTTACCAATAACTGTACCTAATTTAGGATCGTTATCAACAATAGCATACCCTGGAATTGCACTAGTTACAAGCATATCACCTTTAGCAACAGTACCAATTACCTTACAAGGAACACGCCCTGTTAATGCTAGTGCAACAACAGTATCACCTTCTAATTGATTGTTCATTAAGTATGCAGGATCAGTTGACACAACACCTGCAATCTTACGATCACCTTTGGTGTCTGTTGTAGTAACTTCGTTGTCGCCACCGAATACTAATACTGTTCCTGGCTCATAAGCTTCGTCGCCTACATATTTTTCTGCCAAGTCAGCAAAGTTAGCTGAACTTGCTGTACCACTAAAGTTAGTTGCTTTAAGTGTTGATGAGCTAGGAACATAACTTAAACCAGTAGTTGAAGTATCGTCCATTTTTAAATCTTTAGTTCCAGTACTGCCAGTAACAAATACTGGATAGAATGTGCCGGCATCAGTACGGTCTTCGGTTACTGTTACTTGACTTGCACTACCTACTGCTGCTGAGCCTAGGCTTGCACTAATTTCACCTGTTGCACTAATAGCAATATTAGTTCCAGCACTAATGTGTGCTAGTACTTGTGTTTGGCTTGGTCCAGTATATGTGATGACACCAGTTGAACTATTGTATGATAAACTACCATCGCCGCCTGCGTCTGATACACTAATAGCACCACGTGCATCTGAGTCTGCATACATAGTTGGTGTAGTATAACTCATTACACCAGTTGAACTATTATATGATAAATCTCCACCTGCACTAATAGCACCACGTGCATCTGAGTCTGCATACATCGTCGCCGCAGTAAAACTTATTGCACCAGTTGTGTCGTTGTATGATATATCGCCGCTTGCACTAAACAATCCACGTATGGTTGCATCAGTACGTTCAGTATATGATACAGCACCAGTTGAACTAT